GACGGTGGACCGGAACCGGTCAACGACGGTGCGCACGATGCTGCGGTGCCGGCCGGTGACGACGTTCACTGTGTCCTCGGCGAGGCGGTCGACGTCGGCAACGTTCGGCGCGGCCTCCTCGACCGTGCGTGCGGCGTCGGGCGACAGTGCGCCGAGCTCGGCGACCGCGGCGCGGTGGCCCACGTTGTACGCCTCGGCGACCGCGTCGTGTACCTCGATCGTCACGGCCTTGCCGAGCTCGTCGACAACGGCCTGTGACGCGCGGCGCAACGCCTGTACGGCGGCAAGCTTGCGTTCGGCCCACCCGGGGGCGTCGAGGCCGTCGGCGAGCTGCCGAGCGATGATGCCCAGCAGCCGTTCCTCGGCGGCGGCGTACAGGTCGCGGGTCGTCTCGGCGAGGGGCTCGACCATGCCCGGATGGATCGGCACTGCGGCGCCCCCCTCTTGCTACATCGGGAACGTGCCGACGGGGTCGGGTGCGGCGGCGCCGGTCTCGGCGAGGATCGCGGCGGCCTCGGCCTGTACGGCGGTGTCGTCCCAATCCGGGTGCAGCCACTTGACCTTGGTGCCGGTCGATACGGCGCCTGCGCGGGCGAGCAGGTCCAGGGTTGTCGCGGTGGCCTGCTCGGACTCCGCGACGCCGTCGCCGAACTCGACACGCGGCCGCTCCGGCTTGATCCCGCGGGTGCCGAACAGGGCTGCGTCCAGCTGCAACATGACGTGCAGCATGTCGGCGAGCGGGTGCCGCCAATAGCCGGTCTTCTTCTTCCGGGTCACCATCGAGCGTTGGTCCCGGCTGTCGACCTCGGTCGCGGTGACGGCCTGGCCCTCGCCGTCGAGGCCGAGAGACTGCGCCGAATAGCCGGCCGACTGCGCGGCCTGCCTCACGATCGCCTCGACCGTGGCGCGGTGCTCATCCACCCGGATCGCGAACTGCGACAGGGTGATTCCGCCGCCCTCGGTGGGCGGGATGTTCAGCTGCTGGAATACCTCGCGGTCCTCGTCGAAGCTGGCGCCCTCGCCGCGGCCGTTGCTGCGCAGGTAGCCGTCCGGGACGATGAGCCTTGCGCGGGCGAGGCGGATGTCGCGCATCCATGACGTCCACGTTTCGTCGAGGGCGTCGAACAGGTTGTGTACGCCCCCCGCGTAGTCGCTGCGCCCGATCGGGCTGCCTCGGTGCAGCCGGTTGGGCAGCATGTTCGGCACGTAGGCGGCGGTGAGCTCGCGGATGCCCGTGCTGATCGTCTGCCCGTCGCCGTCGGCGTCGAGCGACGGGATAAGGCCGGCGGTGTCGGGGTGTGCGGTGAGTGGCACCGTGCGGCCGACGTTGTCCGGGCTGCCCTCGTACAGGGCGTGTCGGATGCTGCCGCTCTCGTGCCGTTCGAGGTGCCGGAACACTGTCTGTGTGGTGCTGCCGTCCAGCTCTCGCCAGAACGTGACGGCGCGCAGCATGCCGAACCGAAACTCCGGCACGGCGCTGTCAGGCTGCATCACGGTGAGTAGGGGCCGGTCGGTGAGGTCGCGGTCCCACGTGACGCGCAGGAACACACCGGACAGCGCGGCGGCCTGCTCCGCTGCTCCGAGCAACATCTGTTGCACGCGGCCCTCATCGATCAGCTCGGCGAGGCGGTCCTGCGTGGCCGTGTCGTCCACGGTCACGGTGGGCATGGTGGCAAACAACAGGTCGGCGCTGGTGCTGGCGATGTCACCCGGCAACGGGACGTGCAACCGGTGTTCGCGCCTGCTCGGCTGCTGGCGGCGGCGGCCCCATAGCGTCCGGCGCTCCTCGTGGCGCGGCGCGTTGGCGTAGACGCGGGCGAGGCGGGCGCGGTCACCGGAGTACCACGCATCATCGACACGCATCTCGGCATAGTGCGCAGCCATCTGCGGCGGCGGCCACGCTGCGCCGTTGGCGGGCAGGCTCATTCGGTGATCGCCTCCTTGGCGGTGGGCATGGTGAGTAGGTGCCGCCACTCGTGGGCGGTGCTGTGCACGGCGTACCGAAGCGCGTCCACGCTGTGGTCGTTGAGCTTCACCGGCTTGTCCTCGCCCTTCTCCGCGGCCTTCTCGTCCCACACGTAGCCGGGGATTTCATCGAGCAAGCCGGTACAGGACCGGTGGATGCGTAGGCGGTCGGCGGCAAGCGCAGACGCCACGGAGCGGATGCCGTCGCTGACATCGTTCGTGGCGCGGGCGATACCGGAGTAGCCGTCTGTCCACAGCTGCTGAATAAAGCTTGCGGCGGACGGGTCGATGAATGTCCACTCAGGCCTGATGCCCTGCTCAGCCACCCATTCGCGGATGGCGGCGGAGTACTGCGCGTCGGTCATCTGCCGCTGTGCTTGGCGGCTGTCGTGCCGCCACTCAGCGCACACGTACAGCCGGTCATCGGCACCGAGGCCAAGCAGGATCACGCTGGTGGCATTGACCGTGCCGTAGTCCACGCCAATCCAGTACCGGCGCATCTCGGGCAGGGTGTCGACGACGTGGCGCGCCTCGTCGTACGCCTCGTAGATGGCGCCCTCGGCCATGACCCACAAGCCCAAGACGTTGCGCTTGTAGAAGAGGCCACGGTACGACGCCTTCGTGCGCGCCTTGTACGCGCCGGACAGCCCCGGGTTGTCGTCCATGACGAAATGCCAGCTGCGCAACCGGGTCTCGCGGGGACGGAGTAGGTACTCCTTGCGGGCCCAGTGGTTCGGGTTGTCGGGGTTCGTCGTCCCGAAGATCTTGCTGCCCTCGATGGAGCAACGGGCGTTCAGCTGGTCGTAGAAGGTGCGGGGCAGGGTAGTCAGCTCGTCAACGTACGCGCCTGCGCACGTCAAGCCCCTGACCTTCGGTTCGGCCTGGGCATCGTTCGCGCCGAGCGTGTGCACGAGGCGGCCCAACACATGCGCGGTCGGAGCGCCGTTGGTGTACGTGATGTCGCGGGCGAGCGGCCCGAAGATGCTCGGGTCGGTCAGGGGGCCGAACACGTTCCTCGCAAGCGAATCGCGGGTGCGGCCGACCATGACCAGTTCGCCGCCCTCGGGCCGGTCGGCTACAAAGTCCAGCCACCGCAGCAGCGACGCGATCGTCTTCCCCGAACGAACCGAACCCTCCCAGATGTTCTGAAAGGCTCGGGCCTCCATGATGCTGTCGATCTGCTTCGGAGAAAGCGCGAGGCTACTGCCCATCGGCGGCGGCCTCCGGCTCCTCCTCGGCCTCTGCCGGCGGCCCGCCGTGGCGGGCTGCGTAGTCCCTGGCGAGACCGGCCATCAGGTCGCCGATCACGCTGCGCCCCTGCTCGCCCGGGTCGGTCTTCGGCGGGGCCAGCTTCAGCGAGCGGTCGAGAGCGGCCCCGGCGGTGGCCATCATGGTCCGTCGGTCGGCCGGCGTCGGCTCGGGCTGCATTCGCTCGGCGTACGAGTGCATTGATCCGCCCCACTCGAAATATAGCTGCGGCTGTGTCATGCGGCCGATTTCGCGCTCAGCAACGTCGTGAAGGGTGGCGGCCATCTCCGTACGTCGGGCGTCAAGGTCGGCCTTGCGTACGGCGGTGGCGGTGGCGACCTCGGCGGCGCGGTCGAAGCTGAGCCCCATATCGGCGGCCAGCTTCGAGACCGTGCTCGGCGACCGCTTGAGCTTCTTGGCGATGGCGTTGCGGGTCATGCCCGCGGCGTGGTGGCGGCGGACGGCTCGCCGGTCTGTCTCAGTGATGGGTCGGGGCTTGGTCACGCGTCACCTCCTCGCCGCGGTGGTTGTGCCCGCTGTCCGGGCGTCAGAGCTGAGACGCGTCCCAGGTGTCCCGCTCCTCGGCGGTCGGTGTCTGGGCATGCGAAACGCCCCGCCGGGGGGTGACGGGGCGTTCTGGCTCTCATGCGGCGGTCCGTTTCCGGGCACGCCGGGGCCGCTTCCCACGATAGGTCACGGAAAGGTCACGGGGCAAGCGTGGTCACTGCGGTACATACCCCTGGTACCCGTCCGGCACGGTCGTCACAGTCACCCGACGGCGGCGCGCCGACAGATACACAGGCGTCCACAAACCGACGGTGCAAACCATCATCGTCCAGTGGAAT